TATTCAGATTGAGAGCCAGTGGAAGATGAACATCCCTAGCCTGCGACAACGTGTCGAGGGTATCAGTGGTGGTCACCTAGTGATGGTGGGTGCACGTCCTAACACAGGCAAGACTACATTCCACGCATCTCTTATCGCTGCACCAAATGGCTTTGCTCATCAGGGTGCTAAGTGTCTAGTGCTTACCAACGAAGAGAAGTATGTACGTGTAGCTGCACGTTACGTACAGGCATCATCAGGTATGAACATCAAGCAGATCGTAGAGAACAAAGCCCTAGCTCTGACACGGTACAATGCAGTCAAGCAGAACGTGCAGATGAAGGACAGCACAGGTAAAGATATGAACTGGGTTGAGGCTGTAGTGAAGAGCTACCGTCCTGACATTGTAGTGCTAGATATGGGTGACAAGTTTGCTAACCGTACTGGTGATAAGTCAGACATCTACTTGAAGGATGCAGCTATCCACGCACGTAACATCGCTAAGCTGTACGACTGTGCAGTGATCTGGATGTCACAGCTGAGTGCTGTAGCTGAGGGTGTAGTGCAACCTGATATGTCAATGATGGAGGGCAGTAAGACAGGCAAGGCTGCTGAAGCTGATCTGATGATACTGATCTCTAAGAACAGACAAGTTGAGGGTGTTGACTCAGATGAGGACTTGACACGGTACTTAACTATTGCTAAGAACAAACTCGACGGTGGGTGGCACGGACGTATCACCTGTGAGTTAGACGGAGACATAGCGCAGTACAGCGCATAAAGAGGAGAGTAGAGTGAGGACAGTATTAGACGTAGAAAACACCAGCCAGAAGATAGAAGGTAAGACTATACTTGATCCTTGGCAACCTGGTAACATACTTGTACAGGTAGGCACTCTCAATGTAGATAACACAGACGAGATGCACATCTTGAACTTCGATCACACTGAAGCTAAGGACACGACAGGCGGTGCAGCATTCGTGCTACAAGCAGTGCTTGACGAGACTACCTTGTTGATTATGCATAACGCACGTCACGACTTGCCTTGGCTATGGGAGTCAGGCTTCAAGTATGATGGCTTGATATACGACACATTGATTGGTGAGTACCTACTACTGCGTGGGGTCAAGCGAGGATTGGGTCTGGGTCATTGTGCTGAGGTGCGTAACCTACCATCGTACAAACTAGACACACTCAAGGAGTACTACAAGAAAGGGTACAACACAGATGAGATACCACTGGCTGAACTGACAGAGTATCTTGTAGGTGACTTGAATGTTACACGTGAATTGTTCCTAGCACAGGAGCACGACTTCTCACAGCCAGAGAGTAAGTCAATGATACGTGTACGTGACATCAGTATGAAGGTATGTATGACTCTGTGTCGTATGTATCAGCGTGGCTTCAAGGTAGATCGTAATGCACTAGAGCAGGTACGTGAAGAGTTCGAGCAAGAGAAGGTTGAACTAGAGACACGCATCAACGCTAAGGTACGTGACCTGATGGGTGACACGCCTATCAATATGTCATCCCCTGAGCAGAAGTCTCAAGTGATCTACAGCAAGAAGCCTAATGATAAGAAAGAATGGGCTGCACTGTTTGAGCACGTCAACACAGTCGATGAGTATCGTTCTACTGTCAAGGCTAACTCTACTCACGTGATGAAGACTAAAGCTTACACGTGTCCTACGTGCAACGGCGCTGGGCATACATACAAAGTAAAGAAGGATGGCACCAAGTACGCTAGACCTAACAAGTGCAAGGACTGTGAAGCACGTGGCTACAAACTAGAAGAGACTAACCAAGTAGCAGGTCTAAACTTCTTCCCGCCTAACAAGGATTGGGTTAGCGATAGTGGGTTCTCTACATCCAAAGGTAACCTTGATATACTTATCGCTACAGCTAGATCAAAAGGTATGCTAGAGGCTGAGGCTTTCCTAGCTGACCTACGTAGGTTGAACGCTATCACTAGCTACCTGAATAACTTTGTAGGCGGTATCAGTTTGTTCACTAAGCCTGACGATCTGCTGCACGTTGATCTTTCACAGACCACTGCAGCTACTGGACGGTTCAGTGGACGTAACCCTAATATGCAGAATATGCCAAGAGGCAACACGTTCCCTATCAAGAAGGTCTTCGTGTCTCGCTTCGATGGTGGCTACATTATGGAGGCCGACTTTGCCCAGCTTGAATTTAGAACGGCAGCGTTCCTTGCGCAGGACGAGACAGCAATGCAAGAGATCGCCACAGGCTTCGACGTGCACAGTTACACGGCGCAAGTTATCACTGATGCTGGTCAACCAACGACACGCCAAGAGGCTAAGGAGCACACCTTTGCACCCCTCTTTGGCGCTACTGGTTATGGAAGACCCAAGGCTGTCGCAGCGTATTATGAACACTTCACAGAGAAGTACAAAGGCGTAGCTAAGTGGCACAAGAAGCTAGCCAAGGAAGCAGTTAACCTCTTGAAGATTACTAACGTGAGTGGTAGGCAGTATGCTTTCCCTGACTGTAAGCGTAGAGAGAATGGCAGCGTGAGTCACATGACTAACATCAAGAACTATCCAGTGCAGGGATTTGCTACTGGTGATGTGGTGCCAGTCGTACTGATGGAAATAGAGGAGAGGCTCAAGGGTTTGCAGTCCTGCTTAGTCAATACAGTACACGACTCAGCTGTAATAGATATCCACCCAGACGAGAAGGAGTATGTCATTGCTATGATAAATACATTGAACGATGATCTCAATAGTATCATCGAAGAAGCTTACGGAGTAGAGATGAATGTGCCTCTATTATTAGAAGCAAAAATCGGTCCGAATTGGCTTGACACTAAGGACGTTTAGTGTTATAACTACGACTCTTTGAAACTGTGTAAATGTGAAAGGATACACAATGAGTAACAATCAAATCGCACTGGCTACAGAAGGTAAATCATTGGCAGAGATGATGGGCCTGGCTGAGAACTCAAGTGGTAAGCGTTCAATGCTACCTCGCTTCAGTCAAATCCATTCGCCTGTCAAAGGTGAGATCGAAGTCAACGGTAAGACAGTCAAAGTCGATGCCATTCCAGCTGGTGCATACAAGCTTACACAATCAGATGACAAGATCGTGTACGCTACAAACCCGAAGATTCGCATCTTCGCCCAGCGCCAGCAGTGGACACGTTGGGACTCTCAAGCTAACGAGATGATCAAGACTGTTCTAGTTAACAACTTGAATGGCGACCTAAAGGACAACACTGGTGGCTTCAATGCAGGCCGACCATCAGGCTATGTCGAAGACTTCAAATCTCTACCTAAAGAGACGCAACAGTTGATGCGTGACACTAAGCGCACTAAGGTAGTGTTTGGCACTGTAGTGATGGAATTTGCTATGGATGAGCAGGGTAACCCTATTGATGATCCATCTATCACATCACAAGAGATTCCATTTGTGTTGGACGTGAAGAGTCGTGGCTCTATCAAAGCTATCGACGATGCACTCAAGAAGATTGAACGTAAGAATGCATTACCTTTGCAGTACTACCTTTTGTTGGGTGCAGAGTTACACAAGATGCCTAACGGTAGTGAGTACGCTACATTCACGCTTGACCTTGAAGACAAGCACGAGCTAGACGAGTCAGACAAAGACATACTGGATAGCTTTATGGATTGGATTGCAGGGATGAATGGTTACATCAATGACCAACACGAAGAGCGTAGCGGTGGCACTATGTCAGCTAAAGCTGAAGCCGTGATCAACGACATCGTGGAAGTCGAGGTTGCAGCGGAATGAACCACACAGCTGAGCTAGCACTACACACATTCCTACAGAAAGCACTTGCAGGTGAGACTACAGTTGATGAAGCTGTGATCGAACAGGTAGGTAAAGACGTAGCGGATGCTGTGCGTAAGCAGTTCAGCAGTGGTCCACGTGACGAGTTTAAACTACGGATGTCCAACCTTGGGCGTCCGACTTGTCAGTTGTGGTTTGAGAAGAATGACCCTGAAGATAAGACACCATTTCCTCCACACTTCCTAGTCAATATGATGCTAGGGGATATTGTAGAGGCGATGTTCAAAGGGTTACTTCGTGCTGCTGATGTAGAGTTTACGGATAACGAGAAGGTTGTACTCACTCTGTCTGACGGTACAGAGATACAAGGTGAGTACGATATGGTTCTTGATGGTAAGGTAGATGACGTTAAGTCTGCATCTCCTTGGTCATATAAGAATAAGTTCAAGGACTTTGAAACACTAGCACAAGGCGATAGCTTTGGTTATGTAAGTCAGCTTGTAGGTTACGCTACAGCAGCCGACAAAGAGGTTGGCGGTTGGTGGGTAGTCAATAAAGCTAATGGGGAGTTCAAGTATGTTGACGCTGGTAATGTTAACGTTGATGAGCAACTACAGAAGATTGAAAAGACGGTAGAGTATATACAGTCTGATCAACCATTCGAGCGTTGCTTTGATGCAGTACCTGAAACGTATCGTAAGAAACCTTCAGGTAATCTTGTGCTCAACTCTGCGTGTAAGTTCTGTGCATACAAACATAAGTGCTGGACTAATCTAACTACTGAGCCATCACGTGTATCACAGGCAGCAGAGAAACCTATGGTAGACTATGTGTTTATAGGAGATGAACTTGCCAGCGAAGAAACATAACCCTCGCAGGTATCGTAGTGGTCTGGAGAAAGTTGTAGCTAAGTTCCTGAAGGACAAACAAAAGAGGTTGAGATATGAAGACCTCAAGATTGACTGGAAAGACTTACGCTATAGAACTTACACTCCAGACTTCGTACTAGACAACGGTATCATAATAGAAACGAAAGGCATCTTTGATAGTGAAGACAGGCGTAAGCATATAGCAGTACGAGAGCAGCACCCTGAGTTAGACATCAGGTTTGTATTTAGTAACGCTAACGCTAAGCTGTACAAGGGGGCCAAGAGTACGTATGCAGTCTGGTGTAAGAAGCACGACTTCAAGTATGCACACAGGGTGATACCAGAAGAGTGGTTAGCAGAAGAAGGTGACCCACTTAGAACTACACACATTAAACTAGAGGTAGAGAAAGATGAGTGAGATAGACAAGGATGAGTTTGCAGTAGTGTTGAAACCTACAGGCTTAGTAGATGGGGAATACACTACAGTGACGCTGTATCTTATGCCACACGACGATACGACACTAGACGATAAGACTTACGGTAGACTATATGATGCAGCTAGCTTGATGGCTACGCTGTTTGATCTTATGGAGGACTACCCTCAGCTTGTCGATATGGCTGTGCAACGGCGTAACGAGATAGCACAAACTGATTTCTTAGAAACTAATCGACTGACACCTTTCAGTAAAACATATGGGAGCGCCTAATGAACAAACGTTTTAGTGTGACATTTGTTCTTGAAATAGATGAGGATAACAACTTACTATCCTCTGTAGAAGAAGCACATATTGATGATGTGTACGATTTAATTAAAGATTTATTCTACGATGTAGATGATGTCAAAGCAGAAAACATAACAGTTAAGGAGAGACTATGAGTACGTTAAGTGATGGCGACTTAGAAGCGTGGGAATATTACAGTGATGTGTACAGCAAGAAAGAGATGGGATTAAATGCATACCAAAAGGCAGCAGCCAATACAGCCATTTACAAAGCCGAGCATTCTATTCTGTATCCTGCACTGGGCTTGGCAGGTGAAGCAGGGGAAGTCGCAAACAAAGTAAAGAAGATGCTGCGTGATGGTGACTTTGATCGCCAAGCTATCTCAGCAGAGATTGGTGATGTGCTGTGGTATATTGCTGCACTATCACGAGACTTAAACATTAATATGCACGACTTAGCTATGAATAATTTAGAGAAGCTCTACGGACGTAAAGCACGTGGCACATTACAAGGATCAGGAGACAAACGATAATGACATTACGTAACGACATTGGACCAACAATAGATATTTCAGAAGAGATTCACGCAATGAAGTACCGCTCAAAGGGCGAGACATTTCGTGAGGCAATGACACGTGTAGCTGAGGCATTAAAGGATGATGAGGGACACTTTAATAACTTCCGCACAATCCTCTATGAGCAACGCTTCCTACCTGCAGGACGTGTACAATCAGCTATGGGTGCACCTCGCCGTGTGACACCATACAATTGCTTTGTGTCTATGACTATTGAAGATAGCATGGATGGTATTATGGAAGCAGCAAGACGTGCAGCAGAGACTATGCGTCTAGGTGGTGGCATTGGTTATGACTTCAGTACACTACGTCCACGTGGTACACTTATCAAATCACTAGAGTCTAAGTCATCTGGTCCTATATCATTTATGGGTATCTTTGATGCTGTGTGTAGAACTATTGCATCAGCAGGTCACAGACGTGGAGCACAGATGGGTGTCCTACGTGTTGATCATCCTGACATTGAAGAGTTCATCACTGCAAAGAACAACAGTGACACACTGACACAGTTCAACATCTCTGTTGGTGTGACTGATGAGTTTATGAAAGCAGTTAAAGAAGACTTAGACTTTGATCTAAAGTTTGATGGGCGTGTGCACAAGACAGTGAACGCACGTGCATTGTGGGACCAGATACTACGTAGTACTTGGGACTGGGCTGAGCCAGGTATCCTATTCATTGATCGCATCAACAAGAAGAATAACT